CATGCCCTAACCTGATACGCGAACTACAAAGTATTCCTCTGGATAAACGCAACCCAGAAGACGTAGATACTCATGCACCGGATCACGCTTACGATGCACTACGTTATCTGATTATGTCACGACCACGCATCAACGACACGATAAGTCAAATGAGACAGTTTCATCGGGAAAGATTATATAGCCCTGTAGACTCAACATTTGGTTATTGAACAAACTAAAATAAAAGGAATGTAATTATGGCACAAGTAAATATTCGTAAAGACGTAAATGACGCATCAAACGCAATTGATGTACGTAGATTAGCCGCTCGTGTAGATACGACTAATCCAGATCAAGAAGTAACCACTACTAATGAAGTAAAAGTAACGACAGGC